CTTTAATCTCTCTTAATTAAATGTTGCAACATTTTTTTAATATCACTTACATCATTGTTTAATGATATAATTTGATTCTTTAAATTATTTATTTCAGTATCTTTAGCATTTATTTTTGCTTTTAATCTTTTTCTGGCTTCATTTTCTAAAAGAACAGTTTTATTGACAGACAAAAGAGCACCATTATTCATATCTTTAACAAAACCAGTTCCTTTTACAGGTACTTTCATTTTATGCTGCCGGTAAAGCTATAACTCGAAAATCTTTTACTTTTGGAACTACAGAAGGGTCATTTGAAGTCATTACAATTTTTATGGCAAAAGTTTTAAATGAATCAAATGTTCCTCCTAAATCTGAAGTATAAGTTACAGCATCAGTTGTTAATGATGGACGATATTCATATTCTCTAAAATCTTCTTCAAATAAAGAAGATGTTGTAGTTGGATTTAAACACTCCATTTTTTGATATGGTCTATCTTTAAATAAAGTAGAATCAGATTCAGAAAGTATTTTGTAATAAACATGTAATTCTGATACACCTGGTTTATTTGCTGATAGGAATACTCGTAAATCTCCTGCATCGAAACCATCAGCCAAAGTAATTGGTTTGGTAATGTATCGAGCTAAACATGGGCCACCAGAGCTATCATATTCACTATTGAGTACAATTGAAGCATTTGAAGATATTGTTCCATAACCTGTTCCAGGTATAGAAATAGTGAAATCATCGTAATAACCTGAACCCGATGCTGCAACATTTAAACCTACTACATTACCAGAAACTCCATTTGTCACAAGATACACAAGAGCTCCTGTTCCAGTATTAGAAGAAATTGTAACAACATTACTATTTGAATATCCAGCACCTGAAGATAAGATATTAAAATCATCAATAGTAATTTCAGCGTTGTCTACAAAGTTTTCCCATGCATTTAAAAACACACTTTCAAGTGATATTAGAGGTGAAACTGAAGAATCTTTTGTAGAAATAGTTAATGCAACAGAAAAATCTCCTTGATTTTGTAATTCTTTTCTTCTATTACCTATGACATAAAAATCATCATTACCCATAGAATATGTTATAAATGGTATTAAATCTCTGTAAAATGTTTCTTTACTTCCATCAGCAACTTTAGAAATAAATTTATAGTCAATAGTAAATGGAGAATTCGATTGTGTTTCTAATTGTTTTGAAACTAATCTAAATTTATCAATATAATATTTTGAAGATTGTCTTTCACTTTCCAACATAAATGTTGCAGGTGTAGTTGAAAATACACATCTGTCCATATCAAACATCAAATCTTCATTTAAATATGGTACATATTCCATGGCATTTTGAGATTTATAAAGAGTACCAACATAAGGGTTAACAGAAACAAATTGATTTGTTGTTGTTGTTGATCCTTTTTCAGCAACCCAAACAGAATATGATGGACTATCCGTTAATACTATAAGAGCATAAAGACCAGACTTTAAAAATACTGGTGAATTAAATTTAAATTCAGTATAACTTGAACTTGATCCAAATGTTGGTCCTGATAAATTAACATTAACTTCAGAAGGATATTTTGTTACAATTGATTCTGGGAATATAAAATCGAATGAAGGAAATCCATTTACCGTAGGACGTATTTGAACAGAGACAGGAATATTACCTTCATCTTTTATAGCGAAATAAAGTTTTGTATTCTCGATAAAAATGCCATTTGGATATACTTCTGGGTCAACAAAAAATGTTTGAGCCATTGGATCAACTTGCCAGGTCGAAGTAATTTCAGATGAGCTTTTTGTTGACTGTAATAGAGGTGTGGTGGTGTTACCAACAAATTTAACTCCAACATCGACATTATAGACGGTGTTCAAAAGGTTTGTTTTGTTAACTTTTATACCAGATGAAAGGTAAGATTTTTCCGCAAATGAAATTGAATCTTCATCATAAGTATTGTTAAATGATTCGGTAATTCTCAAAGTTCTTTGGCCATTTCTAAATGTGGCTGCAGGAGGGTAAAATACACCAGAAACATCGCCAAATTGATTTGATCTATTGATTCCTAAACTATAAGTCCAAACAGATGATCTTTCGGCAACAGCTGTTGTTCCAGAAATAGTTGCTACTTTTGTAGAAGTATTGTAAGCAATTATTGTATACTCAGCACCATAACCGCTTGGATTACCTGCTTTATGAATTAACGAAACTGTATTTCCAGCAATGTTTACACTTGGAGCATCAGGCGCAAGAGTTATAGTACTTTCTCCAACACTTCGGGTTAATCCTGACTTATGTTCATGTATTTCAACTATTTGGTGTACAAAAAGATTTTCAAGGCCCATAATCCAATAAGAAGCACTTAAACTAAGTCCTGTCTCATTAACTATGCTAATATTTGAACTTCCTCTTTCACTGTTGGTAACTATTACAGTATTATAATCTGTTCTACCTTGACGATAATTACTTAAATGAGTAGCTAATTGATCTGCCGTATTAGCAATAAGAGCTAATTCACCTGAAATAAAAGAATTATTAGAAGATCCTGCTCGAGTAACTCGTACTTTATTAGGAACAACTACGAAATTGTTGACCGGTACGTTGTCAAAAAATGCATAATATCTAGCATTTGGCCGTAAAGAAGTACAAACGAAAGTAATATCTCTTGGTTTAATATATGGTTGAATTGCTAAATCAGTAACAAAAGTACCAACATCAACTTCTGATGTTGAGGTACCAATTTGTTTCATGTTTAGTTGAGCGCCCTTTTGAATATAAACTCTGTCTGTAGTGGTTTGCAAATTACCAAATTCTCGGCGATCTAGTTGTACTGTTTGATTGTCTACTGTTGTTACAGTTTCAAACCATTTTTTATCCACAACTTTAGCAAATGGATTATCTTTGTCATTTACCCATGTTGGATTTTGATCTGAAACCCATTTAAATGCATCATTAATAAAATTAAATGCATTTTCTAAACCTTGTGATGAATTTAAAGTAACTTTTGCAGTATGTCCAGTATCAACTTCTCCAGTATATTCAGGGAAAAGTCTCATCGTTCCTTTAAAATTGGCAAATAAAGCATTAGCAACCGGAACAATTTTTGTTGCATAAGGTTGGGATGCGAAAGATGATTTAGAATGAGTTAACATCAATGATTTTTGATTGTTAATTCCTACATCAGCAAAAGAACCAGATGAATTTGCTTTTGACCATCTTAATTTAAATGTTCTCATTAAAGAAGCTGGTTTTAATTGACCATCTTCAATCAAATTCCTATTATCAAAACCAACATCTCCATAAGGAGCTTGAACATCACGATTGGTAAAATTATCCACTAATATACCATATTTTGATCTTTCTAAACCATCAGTATCTAAAATTTTTGAATCGGCTGCATTTTTCTCAAGTGAAGTTAGTGCTACATAGTATTCTAATCCTTTAATACGTTTTTCAAAAGTACCAATATCATTCATTGTAAAACGTTTATTATTTTTAAACTCAGCGTTAATATCTCTTACTGTTTCTGTGTAAGGAGGAATAGTTAATGTATAAATTAACATATCATTTACATCTGATGGTGGAGGAATTGGAGAAACAGAAGATTTACCTGAAATAACTCCAAATTCTCTTGAGGGTTTTACAACAATTTTATCAATTCGACTTAAATAATGTTCAAATGATAATTCAGCTGTTTCATCAGGATCAGCATTAGCGGCACCAAAAAAAGTATTAGATGCAACAGCTCTTGTTGGTCTAAAATCTAAACACGACCTTAAAGATATTAATTTATTATCTTCAGCATTTATAAATTTAGACATTTCATCATATGTAAAATTTGAACCCGTTTTTAAATATGAATCAACACTAAACAACCCTTTATTTTGCGGAGAAGGTGCAGCCAAATGTTTTAAATATTTGTATTGCACCAAAATATTTCCACCTGTTGGTGAACTATAACCACGTTTTAATTTTATTGAAGCATGATCATAATGAGTTTTTCTTTGGCCGTTATCAAATTCATAATTATTTGTAACATCATGTGCAGAATCAGTCAACATAGCTGTTGTTACATTTGTTGTTGACGATTTAGAATCTGTAATTCTAACTATTTCATATACATCAGGAACTCGTAAACTTACTGAAACACCAGGAGTTCTAAGTTTAGTAATATTATCAAAATCACCAAACCAAGTTGCTCCAACATCTTCAAACACCAATCCTCCAGTAAAACCTGTTACTGTTCCAGTATTAGCAAAGCTAATTGTATCACCCAAAGGTACTAAATTATAAGGTACTTTAGCATGCAAATCTTCACCTGTGGTGAGAGGAGTCATTTGTTTTCCTCTAATAGCACCCGAAGAACCATCTTCAGCATCATTTACTTTTGTTTTTATTATGAAATCAGCTCTAACACCAGCAGTATCAAAATCAATTGTAATTGAATTATTACTAATTGCTGTTACAGTAAAAAGATTATTTGCTAAACTTAAAACAGTATTAGGTGTAATACCTGATGTTGCATTTGATGTTGAATTGTATCTAATGAAACATATAATATTGTTTAAAATTTGATTATCTGTTAAAGTTCCTGGTGAACCTGCAAAATCAAAAGTATCCGTTCCTGTTGTAGAAATTGTCATCAAACCTGTACCGTCTGATAACTTATCAAAATAAGTTTTTCGTGCATAAAAATCTAAATTTTCAATACTATCTTCTTTTATAGCTTCAAATGGAGTATCAAAAATTAAACTTGTCTTTGTTGGCTCAGTAATAAAAGAATAACCTGTGATTGGATTTTTAGAAGCACTATCAATATTGCTTGTAAATGTTAATGATTCACCATCTTTTTTAATAAGAGAACGAGCTACTTTAAAATCTGTTTCAATAACAAAAGCATTACCTGAAGGTATAAAAGGTAAAGGTTTTGTTAAAGTTATGGTATTATCACTTACATCTGAAGAAAGAATTAATATTGGAGCTAAAGAAGAACCCGCACCATCAGTAATTCTAAAATACATATTTGCATAACAATTATCTGAAGCAGTAGTTGAAAAAGCAGAATCTAATTCAATGACAGTATTTGTTGACCCAATATTAAAAACATTTCCTGTAATTGGAGTAGAAGAAACATCAAAAACATGTATATAAAAAGTATGTGTAGTTCCTAAGGTTGATAGTGTAGAATCATTATACTTTATCATATTGGCTCGCAAAGTGCCAATTTTTGTAGAATTGTATTGTGCTGTTGTGCCTGTATTGACTAAAGTTGATTGTACACAATGAATGTCCAATAAAGGAAAATTTGAAATATCTAAAGTGCCAGATGCCGTATTTGCAACAACATAACTTGAATAATTTGTTGGTAAATCGTAGTCAGAAACATTTGATGTTTGGCGAGCTCTTGGTATAGTCAACTTAGTAGGAGCTATAGTTTGAACTTCATAACCACCAACATAAGCTTTACCTGGATCAAGAACGGCAGTAAAAGAATCTGGATCTAAAGTATTATTTGCATCATAAGCTTCTTCTTCGAGAGAAATAACAAAAGGATCAACAGTATAATTTCCAGATTCTTCAAAAGTTCTTCGAGCTAAAGTTTTTTCAATTTCACTATAAATTGGATAATCAATTTCTTTAGTTTTAATTCCATTAACTAAACGAATGACTTCAAAGAAAGAAGATTCGTCAGCAGAATCTAATGTTCTTTTAGATAACCTTGTAGCAATATTATATCGAGTTGCACCAGGAGCTTGATAATTAAAAGCTCCTTGAGCTGGGTCTAACAATGAGGTATCATCAACTTCATCAATAATATTTTCTTCAAATTCAATTCCAATTTTATAAGTTGGTTTTTTGTTTATTGATTCACTATTGTAACCTATTTTATAAAATAATTCAACTATTAAAAATTGAGGAACAACTTTTACAAAATTACCTTTAAAATAGTAAACACCTTCTTGAATACTGGCTACATATGATCTACCAACAGCATTTGAATCTCGAACTTCAGCAAAAATATTTTGACCAAAAATTTTTATTTCATCTTCTTCACTAAAAAAATCTGAACTTAAATATTTTACAATTAATATTGGATTAGTTGTACTGTTATCTACAGCAATAACTTTTGCCCTTACTATTTTTGTTGAATTATAACTTATTACTGTTTTGTCTAAAAATAAAGAAACATCAACATCTTCGCTATTATATTGTGAATTTAATATAACATAAAATGCTCGGTCATCTAAAGAAATTTTACCACCAGTAATGGGACTACCGCTTTTAAAAATATGATTGCCAAATTTTTCGATTTGATTTTGTAAAACTGTTTGTAACTGAGTTAGTTCTCTAGCCTGAACTGAATAACCAGGTCTAAAAAGAACTCGCATGTAATTCTTATCTTCATCAAAATCATCAAAATATGGGTCGTAATTAAAAAAAGTTGTCATTTATTCCTCTAGAATTTTAAAATAAATCTAATTCTGTCCATTTGGTCTGGATCTCTCGTTATTGGAGTTTTATCAGAAACATATAAAATTTTACCACTATAAAGTTCTAATGTGGGATCAGTTTTATTTATAGCTACTCTAATAGCACCACTTGTATGTCCTTTTATTGGATCATTTGTTTCAAGTGTACCTTCAATGTTGTTTATATAAAGAATATTTTGAATACGGTCAAAAGAAATAACATCCGCATTAAAAGTCGAAGTTTCTAAAGTTACTCCTTGAAAAACTTTTTCGTCATAGATAAAATCACCTATACCAGCAGAAACTTTAATTTTTGTATATAAGGTATACAAACTATCTCCTGCCAACTCGGTCGTATCATATTCATAAGGATTTTTTAACAAAAAAACTTCTCTATATTCGTTTTCCGCTGGAAAAATATTGTTTTCGGAACCATCGAAATCGACATTAAAAATTATAGTATTCGCATACAATTCTTCAACAGGGTCATAACCGTGACCATTTTGTGGTGATAATACCACTTCGGCGGCCGCAGCTGATCCGATTCCACCAGAAACGTCAGCAAAGGCCAGGTTTGCTTTTGTATAATCTTTTCCTCTATCTTGAACGACAATATCAATTATTTTTCCATTGGCAACATTAGCTTTTAAAATTGCTCCTGTACCGTCACCAGATATAGTTATAATATCTTGTGTTGAACCATCAACATAATTATTACCTGAATTTGTAATTCTAACTATGTCAATACTTCTATTAACGGCGGCCGTTCTAACGAATTTATTGTATACAACAGGCATATAATCTTGTGTCAAAAACTTCTGTTTTTGTTGTGATGTTAAAGTATACAAATATTTCCATTTATAACCATCATCCGTCTTAAAAAATGGTTCTTCCAGAGAAGTTGAAGATAATGATAATTGTGGTTCGGTGTTTGAATTTGTACCACCATTATTCCAAAGGCATTTAAAAACTTGATCTTTAGAATTTAAAACATAGAATGGAGTTCCAGCTGGGCATAATCCACAAGCAGCAAACGTATAAAGAGTGTTTGCAGTCCAATTAACTCTTGGAACAACAAAAGATGCATTTTCTTGGGATATTCTTTTCGCCACAACACTTCTATCGTAATACGAATTCAACTGTCGAATTGATTGACCAGGTGTAGGTGCCACTTCTGTACCCACATTCCATGGAGTTTGTTTTCCAACTGCTGCAAAAATATATGAACGCCTATTAATAGGCAAATATGAATTAGCATTTACATCGAGTAGGTTGTAAATACTTTCTGCCAAAGTAGTAGCAAATTGATATGTTAGTAAGGAAGCCATGGGTCTATTTATTAGATTTTTTGAAGAATTGTGGTGACTAAGTTAGACGTAATGTCGAATGTTCCAGACACTAAAATAGTATTGGCATTAACAAAAGTAACTGTTTTAAGAGAGTCGAAAACTAGGTTTATCGTCTGGCCAGTATTTGAAACATTTATGGTAGTATTGACAACTAGACTTGTGGAATTTGTAATGGTTTTTATGGTTGTCGTATTTCCTGAACTAATGTAAATCGTATCTCCTTCTTGTAAATCATTAATAAAAGTGGTATTACTTCCCGTAACGACATTTGAAGAAGATGTAACATTTACGGTTCCATTTGTTGATTTATAAAGGTTTGTTAATATTACCATATCACCAACATTAACAATATTACTTAAATTAGGTGAAGATCCTACAGCTATCATGTTATTTGAACCAGAAACAATGTTAAATGTATTTGATAATGTTTTTCTGGTTAAATTGATAACAGAAAGGTCGGTGTTTGAAACTTTTTCGTCATTTGAATTAATTCTGTTAACAAATGTTTTCGTTCCAATAGGATGTAAAATTTCATTTATTGATTTCTTAAATTTACCATAATCATTTTCAGTTGAAATTAAATATGAATAATTATGATACTTTTTATCATCTTGAAATTTTTTATCAGAACTTAAATGTCCATCAGTATTTAAATAGATTCCAGGATATCGAATCAAACCGTTTTCAAAGTTTGCTGTAGCTCTAGCTTTTCCATCTCCATAATATTTTTGAGATACCACATTAGCTGTAACAACAGGTGATGTATTTGATGAAATTTGTAAATCGTTTGTTAATGTGCCTTTATAATTAAAGATTCTTAAAAATCCTGTACTTGGTACATATTTTTCTACTGTAGCAGAAAAATTAGAATTACTTAAAGATTCGCCTTGATAAATCACAGTATTAGAAACAAAAAGTTGACCAGAAGTTACGTTTGATACAAATAAATCTGCGTTTCTCAAAGAAATTTTAGGTGCTTCAACATAGTCATATCCATAACTAACAATTCTTAATTTTGTAATTGAACCAATTCTTGTTGTGAAAATGTCAACATCAACTCCATCTCCTAATATTTCTTTTACATATAGATTTGAATTTGAACCTGTTGTACTATTAATAGTTATTGAAGGTAAAGAATCTTGGCGATAACCCTCACCGCCTCTAATTAAATTAATAGACTCATTAAATACTACAGACTTTATTCCATTATTTGCTAAGTGTATACCAGATATTTGAGCGTTTGCTCCATATCCTGAACCTCCAGAAAAAATTAAATAATCTCCTACA